CGACAATACGGTTAGCAGCTGCACATAAACCAACACTTGTCATGCCAACACTAGCAATGTTACCTCGCATAGTCATCAATGGAGTACCTGGATTAACCTTTGCTCCAGCGGCCATAAGTGAAGCATAAAGAAGAACAGACTCATGATAACCATAAACCTGAACTACCCCAGTTTCAGACCCATCAGGAATATCCTCAAAAGCAAGGCCAATTAAGTTACCCTCAATACTAGCAACTCCACAACCATCAGAAACTAAACCTGCTTCATTTGTTGACACGCTAGCTGTATTAGCTGCGCTATCATACTTAAAAACTGGATAGTGCTGTGTAAGAGTATGTCCACTAGTATTTTGGACAGTAACCCAAACACGTTCCGTATCCGTACGGTTTACTGTTTGCATCCACATAAGTTAATTTCTCCTAAACTAAGGTTGCTTCAAAATTCAAAACGTCTGTATCATCACCTGCATGGGAAATAAAAATAGACCCATTAGCAGTATCTTCAGTACCGTCATTTGAATTAAGAACGATTCGATTACTTTCCTCTCCATCTGAATTTATAGCCCAAAAACTAATTAGGCGACTTTTTGTATCTGTTATGGCCACTGTTCCGCCTGACGCATCACAGGTCATAGTACCTGTTAANNCCAANCGATTAGCCATACGACCTTCAGAGGTAATTGCTGTAACAGCCATATCTACCTCCTATGTCAAACCAGTTAATTTGCCCAAACCAGCGCGTAGGTTAGTAGCCATGTTACCTTGAAACAGAATCGGAGCCAAGAACGAATCTTGGTTTACTGGACTCTGCATACCATCAGGTCCCATACTAAAGTACGCATCCTTGTGGACAAAAATCATGATGTGCTTACTATTGAGAACATACAAGGTTCCAGAAGGACACTTGCCTTCCCAATAAACCGTAGCACCACGAAACTTAGGCTTAATACTCAATTCACCTTCGCCACCTGGTGTATAACGAATTGCAGGCACGATCAATGCTTCAAGAGTCTCAGCCATTGTTTGAGTCGTGAAGATAGCATCTGGCTCACCTTCAACACCCGAAATCTCAGTACAATCATTAAACATCGTACGGAGGTTAGGCAGAAGATTAGCCGCTGCATTACCAACACCAGTAATAACATTGTTACGCCATTTGTCATTATTACCAAAGTTAATATCTGCATACGTGCCAGAAGTATTTGTAGTAGCAACCATTGCTTCCAAACCTGTAATCTGCTTAGAACCATTTGCTGTTCCATCACTGAAAGCATCGGTAGCTAAGTTATCTGCCAACGTAGCTTCTGCTTGGAACAAACGATCTTTAGCAAGATCACGAATACGGCTTTCGCCTTGATTACTACGTTTCTCGATACCAGAAATTACGACAGTCGTAGCCGCTTGCTTCCAATCAAAGAAAGCATTTGTCTGTCCATCATAACCTGAAGGATCCAGAGTTTCATATCCTGAGTAACGCTTAAAGTTACCAGAACCTTCATACATTACAGGTAGCTTAATTCTTTCACCGCCAGTCAACTTCTTAATACGGCTTCCTTCATTAAGCCACTTCCAAAAAGAACTACGTTTGTGTACTTGGTCACGGAGCATTCCGCTATCCAAATAGTTCATAACAGTGGAGCTAAGTAGACCACCCCATGTTATACTAGGACTTGCATCTTTAATTCCCATTACAATCTCTCAAGAAAATGAGGCTCACGCCTCTTGTTTTTATTGTCCAGTAAGCTGTCGCTTACCTAGTGCCCAAGCTCGTTCGAATACATCTTCAGCAGAATCATTTCGACTAGGATCATATATCCTTACTTGAGGTGATCCACTGCCTCTGGAACTTCTTCTAACGGTCGCACTTGGAGACGGTCTACGTTGTTGTGGAGGTGGTGCCTGTTGAATAACTTGTTGAGGTTGTGGCACTGGGGCTTGAGCTCCAAACTCCAGTTTATACAAATCCAACGGTGTTATACCAGTTGCTGGATCACGAAGTTGTGCAAGTCTTTCCCTTAACCGTTCTTGCACTTCTGGGTGTATCCTAACATTACCTGCCTCATCCACAGATCCAAACTGTTCACCAAACTGTCCGTAAGCATCCTCTAAATTTTGTTGGATATGACTACGTGATTGAGCTTCTATCGCTCGATCCTCCAACTCTTGTCGAGGAACATAACCTAAATGGTCAGCCATTGCTCTAAACATTTCTATATGCTGCTCAGAAACGCCTTCAGGTAAGGCTTGTTCATCAACTTGCCCTTCATCCTGTGCAGGAGCTGGCCCTTGTTCCCGTTGAGATAGCATTTGCTCACGAAGACCGAGAACTTCCCCCTTTAAATCATTCCACTCATTAATGTTCTGGTGCATTTGACGTTGCATACCAGACATGATTCTAGCAGCTTCAGGGTCACTCTGTCTTAGTCGAGATAAAACCTCATCTGTACCTTGCCTACGACCTTCATCCACTCTTACTTGTGGAACAGGTGCATCGGCTTGAGACTCAGGTTCCATCTCTACTCCTGATACTTCCAGTCCATCAAGGACGCCCTGATCATCAACGTCCCCCCACTTTCCAGCTTCCTCGTTAACAAAAGAACGATAGTCCTCTTGTGCGGAAACACTTTCTGAATCTACAACACCTGCATCACCCATATCTCCAGCCACTTCTGACATACTAATATCCTCCGCAAAATTGTAGGAGGCTCTTTTTATTTAGCCCCATCATTTAAGACCTTCCCCTGCATTTGGAAGATCATCTATCTTGTGAGTACCTGTAACTTCACCCTTTTCATTCATCGTAGTAACTTCTGCATCACTCTTTGATTTTGGTGGATTCCAAACTTTACCCTTTGGTTTCTGCTTCCCAATCAAGTTCGGCATCTTTGAATCAAAATTCCTACCTCCATGAACAGGATCTCCAGCCTCTATAACGCCCTGCTGTTCCATTATAGCTTTTTTGTGCCGCTTACTGTAAACGTCACTATTTAATCCCTCATCAAAGTATTCTTCAAAAGTCTCTGCATTAAAACGCTCAGGTACTCTTTTCATCTTATTGCCACACCTACAATGTGTGGCTTTATTCCTTTCCTCAACTGTCCGAAGAAAGTCTTCTTTGTTTTTACATGGCTCACATACAAATGAATATACTGGCATATTAGTCGACTCCTCCGACCTTAAAGTTTCCTAGACTTCCATACGGATATGGGACAGGTTTTGGATTGTAAGCCTTATAAGTAATAGCATTTATAGCACCATAAGATAAATCAGGAAAAAGATCTTTTAGTCTTTTAGCGAATTGAATAAAAGTTATATTATCCAGAGAAACGTCACCTGGAAATTCATCAAAAAATTCCCACGCATTAGTAAGTTGATTTTTTAGCTGATAGGGAATTTTATCCCATATTTCTTCTTGCTTAGGAGTAAACTCAATATCACCCCTCTGTGAATAGCTAAGAGGTTCTTCTGCAAGCGGTGATTGCATATTCTTTGCTTCAGGATATAAATAGTATAATTCTTCTTCTGCAAGATCCAGCTGTCGAGGTAAATCAGCAAGCTCATCTGCTTTTGTTTTGTACTGACTACCATCTCCATATTGACTTGTAACTTCTTTGAGCTGTTCGCCCATATCCTTTTTAAAACTTTCATCAGCCTGTGATGTGGGCTTAGAATCCATAGCATTAATATCACTAGGTGAATACTGTGCTTTTTGTTTATCTGATAAATTATCATAAAATTGTTTTTGCGTCGGTGTCAAATCATCATAAGTTATTTGCGGAGGCTCTGGGCCTTCAACAAGTTTAAAGCCAGAACCAGAAGATTTCGCCTCACCTAAAACTTCATCAATTACCTCGCCACCTTCTGGCTTTCTCATATGTGGACTAATAGATTGAAACGCATCTTTACTTTCTTTCATCGCATCGCTAAATTCTTTTTCCCATTTTGAGAGCTCAAGATCATGTGGGTCTAATTTTTTAAAACGCCCTATAGGAAGGAGAGACATTAATAGTTCTTCTTCTAATGCACTTCCTGTAGTTGGAAGCACTCCTCCTAAAAATCTAAGTGCCTCATCTCCCCCACTAATAACAGCTTCCCCTATAGGCCCTAAACGATGGGGAGGTTGATCCTCAATCCATTGTTCAACTTCCTTTCTTTCGGGGTAAGCTTCTTCTATAGCCCTAAAAGGAGTAGTAAGAACTTCCCCTAAAGCGGATAATTCACGCCTTCCTCTTGGTAAATCTTTGTATAAGCTCCATGCTCGATCTAACCCTAATAGGTCAGGCGGAGCAGGTCTATATTCCATTCTACCGTTTGCCATTGTTTTTCTTTACCTTAATCTTAACTTTACGCTTAGGCTTAGTTTTTTTCCGTTTAGGTTTACGCTTGGAGGGAGCCATATTTGTAGTACTGGCCAACCCTCCCCACGTAATGTTTGGCGTAGCGTTACTCATTTTCCCTTGATCTGCGAAGCACGCATTTGCTGTAAAATTCGCTGTGGGACATTACGATCTGAAACTCTGTCACGACGCTCTTTTAATCTCCGTGTTGCACCTGGCCCGCTATATCTTTCAGCTCTTTCAGCATCCTGCAGTTTTTGAAGATCTTCTATCTGATCCATTATTTCATATTTCTCTGATTGCGAACCAGATAATCTAGACTTTGTATAAAGATCTTCTATTGCTTTACTAACAGGATCAAAAAGATTTGCAAAAAAGCTAGACAAAGTTGGAGGGCCTGCTTTCATTTGTGGTATAGGTTTTTCACTTAATCTTTTTAGTTCACTGTCTCTAACTCTAGTCTTACCCTCATCATCAGTATAAACATCAAAATCAGCTAATGGATTACCTACCGGCATCATAAACTCAGGACGATTTTCCATAAACTCTGCAAACTCTTTTTCATCAACTGGCCTGTCATATTCATTCATGTCTAGTGCGGTAATTTCTTCTTCTGGTTCCATCGCTTCAGATCCCTCTCCAACAATAGTAACAGGAGGAACCTCAATTTCTCCGCTCCTAACAAGTTCATTATACTCATCAGTGGTAATAGGCTCTTCAGTCTCATCATCATCCCAAGGCCCAAGAAGATTTTTACGCCTTTGATTATATTTCTGTGCGAACTCACCGTCAGGATTTTCACTCAGTTCTTTTTCTTGTGCTGCAATATAAGTTGGGAAATCAATATGACCCGCATTAAAAGCTTCCAATAACTCGTCTATACTTTTTCCGCTCATAAACATTTTGATCTGTTCTTCGCGTGACAGAGGACTTGTAGTTATTGTCTCTGATGAATTGTCTGTTGATAAAACTTTTTCTATTGCTGTTTTATCTTTAGGCATAGTTCCCATAGCCTCCATCTGCTCAAATATCGGAGTCCATGCGTCTGCACCACGCATCGCGTTTGCACGATCCCTTTCAGCTTTTCTTTTTCCTGCCATGTTCTTACTACGGGATTGCTCGCGGTTATAATCTGCTCTATCTTGATCGCTTCTTGCACGTCTTTTAGTTTGCTCACGAGATGCTATCGCATTGCGTCTTTGTGCTGCTTTTTGTTTTTGTCTACGATCTTGTCTACGATTTTCTAGATCTTGTTCCCCTAAACCCAATGCATCAGATAAAGCTCTCCCTAGTCTAGTATCCCTAAAAATATTTTCATCCCCAGTTTTTCCTTGCTGTTTATCCATTCTTTTTCTTTGCCATTGACTTGGTGGCATATCAATAACTCCATATAGTTGGGCGAGGCACGTGAAAATTATCCTCACTCGTTATAGTATCTAAATGTAAAAACCGCCCATCACCTTTCTGCTTAATTCCTATTCCTGTAAAACCATATTGCATAGCTCGCTTAAGTACTTCATACGCTAATTCTCGATCACAAGCAATATCAACTGCTTTTCCTGTTGTATGAGCACCTCCAGGCTTTCCGCCTTTTATTTTATCGGCTTCTATAGGGTGAGAAACATCACGATAACCAGAAGTAATAGTTAACGGACGCCCTAAGTCACTGCGTAATAACTGTAACTTATCCATAAAACTTTCATCAACAAAACAAATGCCAGTCTCTTTACACTTCATCTCATTAACACTAAAATTCGGCCACCGTTCTTTTGGCCATTCACTTGGATTACTAAATGTTCCCATAACTGTGTTTCACCCTGCAATAGAGTTAAGAGGCTTCTGCTTCCGCAGCTTGCCCACCTTCACTTGGAGCAACACCCTCAGCAAAGGCTTGTGGATTAAGAGGCCCAATTCCCGTATCTGCATTTTGTCCTGCTGTAACTGCATCTTGTGCAGCTTGTGCTTGAGGGTCTGTAAACTCTGGTGCTTTACCTTCCTGTGTTCGGGCCATTTTTTGTTGGTTTATTTCAGCTGCTTTATCTTTTCCTTGTTGCTGTAACATCTCACTAGCATACTCCAACATTGGGAGCAACTCATCTACTGTTTCCTCACCGAAACCACGAACAAGAACACGCCTTGCAAGTTCTGGAATATTCGGAGGAAGCCCAAACGACTCAACCATGAGAGGCGTTAACCCAGAGAATAAATTCAACAAGTCCATAAACTGCTTTCTCTCTACATTGATAGCCGAAGCATGACTTGTAACATCCATAGTTGTCCAATACTCTCCTCTAGCCATTTCAGGAGAAATCTCAACAAAACTAGATGCACTACGATCAATAAAGAAAAGTTGATCTGGCAAATACTGTAAATCCATTTGCAACATCTTACGAGCTTTACGAACTTGAAATTCTGTCAATAACGCACTACGTCTATTCTCACGACTAGTATTACGTTTTTCCATTATACTAGCTTCTGTTGCTGTATCTACTTTAGGCATAGAGATCGGCTGTGGTGTCCCTACAGACCTATCAAACATTTGCTGTAAAAGCGACATCATCTCATTTTTCTCATTTGGAACCTGTTGAAACGGAAGTGGAAGTAAAGCATTTGCCGCTCCACGCTCTGCCAGACCTGGAACTTCTATAACACTTCCATCAGGTGCATCTAACATATCGGCTATAACAGTTTTGTTGATCCCTAACTTCGGATCAACAAGCCACACATTCTTTTGCTTCCTTATAGTAGAAAGAAAGGAATCAAGAATCTCATTAATAAGAGCTTGTACCGTATCACCACCACCAAGAAGAAGTGTAGGCAAGTGATACCAACTATCCATACCAGCGTGATAAGATACAACTTCTACGGGATAATCATCTATTCTGTCATAGGGCCACTCTTCTTCTTCTTGTATAAAAACATCAGCGCCTTCTACGATAGTTATAAGAAGATTTCTAAACTTGCCTTCTGCTACAGGAAAGTTCCTTGCCCATATTTCCCATCCACGAACTACATCAAAACCATCTTCTACTTCTTGTCCTTCATCATACTGAGGAGCATCTGCATACCTGCTTGGCTCTATCTGATCTGTATTTTTATAGCCTGGATTAGCTTGTACTTCAGCCAATGGAAGTTCCCAACCAAAAGCTATCCAACGTGCATCACCTGGCCCTTCTGATGCAAAAGGATCAGTTAAGAACATATCAGGCCTCCATCTTACTGCATATGGAGCACCTCTACGTATGTTGGTATTTGCGCTAGGCTCTGCCCGATCTAAGTATTGTTGATGCAATTTTATGTGATTATTTAAAGCAGCTAATAAAGGAGCGTTTTTACCTTTTCTACCTTGTGCTTTAAGCGTTTTACGCAATTCTTTATGTGCTTCCAAATGGAAAACATGATCGTCATCAGGCCCCACTCGTAGTGGTTGCCCAATAGCCAAGAGAGTGTTTTCTTCTTCTGGATCTTCATCGTTATCTAATGCTCCCTCTAATTCAGCTACTAATTCTTGTTGTAATTCTTTTTCATCTAATGTATAACCAATTTTAGCTACACCATAAGGATTAAGAAAAGCATCTAAAACTATACGTTCATCTACACGAAGTTGGTTAGTTTCACGGTAACGATAATTGATAACTTTTTCTGCTGCTTGAGCATAGCTTAAACTTTGCGGATCTTCTTCATCCATTCTTTCCGCAGCTGCTCTATTCTGTGGATGCACTCTAAACATAGGAGCGCGATCCAACATATTAGCGATAGACTGATCAATCCAACCAAATATAAGACCGCTTTTAGTTCTCCTAATATGCTCTTCATCATAATCATCACCTTCAGTTGCTTCACGATCTGTAGAGGCTTCATTATAATATTGCTTTTGTAGTATTTCACAGGCTTCAAATAATGGTTTAGCTTTTTGTTGGCTATACCCTATTTGATTTTGCCAGTAAGCTACTCTTTCGTCTTCTGTATCAGGATACATTCATTACCTGTTCTGAGTCCCAANCTTCATCAAGTGGACTCTTTTCGGGGAAGGGAAGTACTATAGCTCCTCTATTCCAAGCACGTCCACGCCTTCTATTGCTATTCATTTCACGATAATCATCAAAAGATAATCCTTGAACTTCCAAGCTAAAAGCTCCCTCATCCACAGGATCAAGTCCCTTAGCCACAAGTAAGTCATCTAACTTCATCCCGATAAGAGCAAAAGCATCTACTTGGTCATCATTCTTACCATTAGGGAACTTTGTAAGTTCATATTGAAAATTGGCAAGCCAGGGAGCAAATGAGGGTGCGTGAACGTAACCCATCTGCATAGCTCCCGCAATAGACCCTGCACGTTGTGGAGAATCCTTACGACCTTTACCAATAACTGAAACATCTATACAAGATGTCCAAGCTCCCGCTTCTTTTCGTGCTTTTGTAAGTATCGGCCCTATAGCTTTCTGCATATGTACTTTTTCAAAGAACCATTGTAAAGGCTCATATTCAAGCATCAAGTCTACACACTGTGAGACACCACCAAGAATATCAACTTGCTTACGCCAAAGATCAATTATCCAAATGTGACCACGCGAACATACTCCAAACACCATATGAACAGTGTAATCCCCACTACCCTCTGTAAGAGCAAAGTCACTTGCTCCGTAAAGCGTTATATTCTCTGGTAATTCACTTCTATTATAAAGCCGTAAGTCTTCAGGCTTAAACAATCCTCCTTCATCTGAAAATGGCTTCTGCTGATGAACAGCCATAAAGATGTTAGGATTCCTTTTCCTTAGTTGTTCCAAC